ATCTCATCAGGAATGATGATGTCATAAAGTCTGGAAAACTTTCTCTCTGCCAAATCCGCACGGAAGACTTGCCATCCACCGGAAGTCTTTTTAACAGCAAGGTGGCGACCAAAAACATTATAAATCATCATAGAATTCGCCCTGTCAGGTCATGCAAATAGAGTATGAAAGCATCATAGCTACAATGCAGAGAAAGTCTAAATTGGGGATACTGAAGGTAAGTGAAAATCGGCTAATTGACTGTTTGGATTGCAATTTTTTGATTTTAAAACAGGCAAAAAAAAGACCGAATACTATGACAAACATTAAAAATCAGCAAGTTATATGTAAAATCGGCGACCAATTGGCGACAAAATAATTTTAAGCAATTGGCCATCATGACAAAATCTTATTTACCCTTTTTATATTCACATGAGTATGTAGAAAAGGTAATTATTTCTCCGTCTTTAGATGCATGCAACACATGGTCATCATTTATAAAAGCTATTTTTCCCGGCGGCAGGCCAATGCATGGAGATTTCGAATACATTTCAAAATTATAAATAAAAGATTGTGAATTTGAATATATAAACTTCGAATAATCATCTAAGATGTTGTGGAAAAATACATAGATAAAAAGACAATATGCTGCCGTAGATAGAGCCTGAACCAATCTTGTCGTCTTACACAAAAAATAGCCATCTTGAGGCTCATAACCGGGAAATAATAATTTCTTTAAATTATTGTCATAAACAAATACTAATGACCCCCATATTGGCACAGTCATGAATATTGCTATGTATATAAATAGCATTGTAACTGCCGTCATCAAAGGGATGATTGCAATAGATATTAATATTAATACATGCGGGAAGTTAGAGGGGGATACCGTTGTTATATCATTAACAACAACGCCAGCTATAGATAAAGCCATATTAGTACATAAAGTGAAACCTAATAATATAAAAGCCTTACCCAAGGTGAAAGAGAATACTTTCTTATATATGCGAACAGCTTCGAAGGCTACAACTGCACTCCAGTATATTAATATCATGACAAAACATGCTTTTCTTTGCTGTGGTTCAAAGAAAAGAAAACCTATTAAAAAAGCCAAGACAATAATAATTAAATTTAGATAAAGCTTTTGACACGTATCAAGCTTCCCATGAAACAATATTACTTTAGTCAATAGCCTTTTGAATTTGTCAGTATTTGACATGCGAACTCCATGTACACATTAAGCTCATTGTTTGGAGAGTATGAAATAGGTGCCATTCATCAATCGATAACTGGCACCTATAATTTAATTAAACGTGCAGTCACGACCCGAAGGCGCACCAACAATACGAGACATTTTTTCGCAAACAATGACTACTTGATTGCCTTTTTTAAGTGACATCGCAGTAGTTTTTTGCGAGTCTTTCATATCCATACGTGCGGGCATGAACTGATTGTCTGTTTTAAGGCTGATGATAATCGAATCAGTAAAATCTTTGTCAATTGACTGAACGATGCCAGTTACTGCCACGTCCTTACCTTTAAGCTGCTCATCAACCGCAACTTCATTTTCATCATAGTCGTTGTATAATTTTCGTGCTGTAGTCTGATAAACTGTTTTTTGGGATGAGCTTGCTTTAGCTGAAGTTGATTCATTAGCCTGAGAAGAACTTGATGACGTCTTCTTATCATCATTTTTTCCGGCAAAATATCCAATTACCATCAACACAACAAAAACATAGAATATCCACTTAAAAAACTTCTTCATGATAATGTCCTTATATAACTATATATTATTTTCTATCGTTTGTACTACTACCCCCAGAGGGGCTACCTCTTCAACACTGCAGTCAAATGTTGATGTTTTGCCCACAATGTTAATTTTGTTTCCCGGTATTCTTGCAACATCATAAACATCAAAGTTGCCGTCAATATCTATAACCCACCTGCCGTTACTTATATTTTTCCTACCAAAATCTACTAACCAAGATTTTGAAGCCGACGCAACGAAAACAGGACTGATAACATCTTTCGAAAGAAAAGAATTATCGAAATAACAAAAGCCATCGTCAACTAACTTTCCAGCTGACAACTTCTTTTTCTCAATCTTTCGGAACTGATCTTTTTCGGATGAAATATCAACTCGGATTTCAGTTGAATTCCTTTTACCTATAGCCAACCATTCTAATGAAACCCCGGTTTCCAGGGCGCAAGCGATCACTACATCACCAGGAAAAAACTCTCTACGTACCCACGTACTAATGGTTCCTGTCGAGATTCCAAGATATTCACTAAGCTCTTTCTGGGTTTTGAACCCATACGCTTCTAAAATGCGCTGCAAAACAGGTTTTCCGCCGGATTGTAGCATTTTCGTAATCAAAGACTGCCCGTTGAGTAATGAATATCTCGGAATCTCCAGGGATATGCGTTTATTTGCATTTGCAAATAAACCAGTCACCAACCATTGAACATCCACCCCGGTATCTAGCGCACACTGCACCAACACGTTTCCCGGTACCTGCCCACGCTGAAGCCAACTAGCAACATTGCTCTTAGCAATGCCGAGCTTCTCACTCAGTTCTTTTTGCATCGTAAACCCATATGCCGAAAGGATTCTTTCCAGCACATCAGCCGCCACAGCATTTTCTAGCCGCATTTTTTTTACCAATAAATCGCTAAAAGAGATTTACAGTTCAAATAAAGCGCTCTAAAGTGACAACACACCACATGTTACACAGTAGAACTCAAACTGCTCAAAGGGAGATTTTGCTTTATGTCTGACCAGAATGCAATTCAAGTGGCCATTGATAAGAAAGCCGTTTCTAAGGAACTGTTAAACTCTGTTGTTTCCCAACTCCTGCCTGCATTGGAGTCAGCCCTATCTGCAACCATCGTGAACTCAATAAGTTTGCAACTGACTACCCTCGCCAACTCTCCGACAATTTCTAAGAAAGATTTTGCTGCAATCAACGGCATCAGCTCCGCAGTCCTCGAAAAGTGGATCGCGAATGGTGTCGTCCTGCTTGCACCAACTCCTTCAACTACAATCACCCAGCAACGCAAAAACCGAAAAACAGGTCAAATGCAAACTGTCGTTATGGAACGTCATGGCAATGCCCTGATCAATCTTGAGGCCTGGCGTGAGAAAAACCGTCAGCAAGCCATCAAGTGCCGTTACATAAATCGTTGAGTCAGATTATTCAAACTAGTAGGGACTAACAATGTTTGATTATCGCGTTTCCAAACACGCTCACTTTGACGATGCATGTAAGGCATTTGTGAATCGTCATAACCTTACCGAACTTGCCGCGCTGATGGGGACTAAACCCCAAATCCTGCGCAATAAGTTCAACCCTGAACAACCTCATAAGCTTACCTGTGAGGAAGTTCTTTTAATCACTGATTTGACTGAGGACGCAACCCTTCTCGATGGCATGCTGGCACAGATAAATTGCCTGCCGTCAGTTCCAGTCAATGAGATTGCTACTTCTAATCTTTCAACTTACGCATTACAGGCAACCGCCGCCGTAGGTTCTATTGCAGCTGATGCAGTGAAAGGTGGTGCGGTTAGCTCTCAGCGTCGTATGTCCTTACTCGAAGGTGTTAATGCCGGTATTCGCCATCTGTCACTGATCGGTTTAGTTGTTCAAGGCCGAGTACAGGCCTCCCCTGCTCTGGCATCTGCAGTTGGTGCTATAGCAAGCGTCACGACAAATGGGCTGATGTGAATATGGCTGTTTCTATTGCTCCATTTTTAAAACAGCAAAGTCCTTCTCGCCATCTCGGCCATGGTTGCATCGAATTGCCAGGTGGAAAGCGTTGGAACCCTTCAATGTCAAAAGCCACTGCCCCGCAGGCCGTGAGAAATTCAAAACCGCTTTTAAAGCGTCTGTTTAGTTGAGGTGATTATGTCTTTAGTAAATGAAGAACATATTCAAATAGGCAAAAAGCATCTTTCCAGAATTAAAGAGATGTTTGATTTCAGAAAGAATGTAGCGCAAGAAACATTTGATACTCAGCCGCTGCATATGCGTAGAACAATCTGTTTTCATGCTGGCTTATCTCGCCGCCATCTTGAGATGAAGTTTGCTGAATTAACGCCGACGGAAAGGCACCAAGTGGTTGTGGCGCTAAATTCTTTGCTTGGTTTGACTGAATCACTGCCAAAATTTATCAGTGATGATGACTGCAAGATAAATATTAAACACTAATCCCACTTCAAATTAATTGGCGTCAACCCGCCGGGCATTCGTTTGCCCAAAACAGGAGTTCTGCATGAAAAATATGATTGATAACACCCGTAAGAATATTGTTGGTTTGCCAGTTATGGGCATTGATTTAGCTTCACCAGAACGCGATTACACATCAGTTTTTGATTTGTCGTTGATGCTCGACACTGCTCGTAATGAAGAACGCGCTAATAGAGCGGTAGTATTTGCCGGCCGCCTGGAAGCGATTGCCAGTTTTATCCTCAAACGTGAAATGACAGGGATTGAAGCTGCAGAAGCACTACGCATTGAAGCTAACCGAATCCAAAGTGAAACGGAGGCGTAACAATGGCTGATGTAATCGACACCGCTCAGGAACGCGTTGACCTCCTTCTTTCCGCACAAATCCAAGCCGCCCGCGCATCTGCTGCGGGTGTTTCCGCAATGTTCTGCATCGAGTGCGATCGTCCGATACCTGAGGCACGTCGCGCAGCTCTGCCAGGTGTTGAGCTTTGTTTGTATTGCAAGGAACTCGCTGAGTTGCACGCCAGACATTACAGAGGCAATAAGTGATCGTTTTCTCAGTGGCGTTACTCATCCTGGCCGGTATCAATGCTGGCTATCTGGTCATTGATATCAAAGACGGTATGTAATGCAGGCCAGCCGCTTCACTCCGCAGATTGAAACGCCCGAAGTCTGGGCGTTTCCCTGGAACAAACCACGGCAGGCCGTTTCTGGCCTGGAAAGACCGCTTACCCGTGATGAATACGATCAGGTGCAAGTTGTTTTAATCAGAGTAAAAAACCTCTCTACCGATCTGCGGGAAATTTTCACAGGCCGCCATGCGTATCTGCTGAAAACACAGGGCATTCACGCCGCCAATAAATATCTGGTTTATACCCTTGGTCGCAGCATCCTTCCCCGCGTCGAAGCGGTTAATGCCGCTCATGCGATGAATGTTAAAGCCTCCATGAAATTCATGTCTGAGGCAGACACTTATCACAGCCTGCCGAGCATGAGCGATAAACCGCTGCGACGGTTCGCTCAGGACATCGCCGGACAACTCAAAGAAATCTATGAAGACCGTTGTGATCAGCTGCTTGCTCAATACAACGGCGATAATTCGATTCTTTTTGAAGGTGATACTCAGTGCGAGCTGTACAGCGAAATCGCCGGTATGGCACAGGCTTTCAATATCACACCGATGTATTGGGCAAGGTATTGCAAAGATAAACTGGATGCTGTTTCCGCTATTGCTGCCATGTCGCGCCTGGTTAATCCGGAATGGTGGTTCCGCCAGTTGAAAGGTCAGCGCACCCGCTGGCGTGAATCTTTACTGATCGCCATCGGCAAAGTGAACCGCGACGCTTCCCCATATGCCAGTAAGCAGGCTATCCGTGAAGTGCGTGCGCGCCGTCTGTCGAATCTCGACTACCTGAAAAGCTGCGACCTGGAGAACATCGAAACCGGCGAGCGTTTCAGTCTGATCGACAAAGTGATGGCGAGTATTTCAAACCCTGAAATCCGCCGCATGGAGTTAATGAGCACGATCGCCGGCACCGAAAAATATGCCGCTGCAAATGGCGACATCGGGATGTTCCTGACCATCACCACCCCTTCTAAATATCACCCGACCCGCATGGTGGGTAAGGGCGATAAAAAGCGCGTTCAGCGAAATCACGCCTGGGACAAAGAAGCCTATACCCCGAAAGATGCGCAGCGTTATCTGTGCGGGATCTGGAGCAAAATGCGCACAGCGTTCAAGGATGGCGGTCTGTCTGTTTACGGAATGCGCGTTGTCGAGCCTCACCACGATGCGACGCCGCACTGGCACATGATGTTATTCACTAAGCCCGCCATGCGTCAGCGGGTGATCGATATCATGCGCAAATACGCCATGAAAGAAGACGGTGACGAGCGCGGGGCGGCAAAGAACCGTTTTGACTGTAAGCACATGAACCGTGGCGGCGCGGCTGGCTATATTGCTAAATACATCGCAAAGAACATCGACGGTTATGCACTGGAAGGCGAGCGCGACCACGAAACCGGCGAGTTGCTGACTGACTCCGCGGCTGCGGTTACTGCCTGGGCTGCTACCTGGCGTATACCGCAGTTTCATCCTATCGGCCTACCTACCATGGGTTCCTACCGTGAGTGCCGCCGCATCCGTTCCATCAGTCTGACTGAAACCTTTGACGAAGAAGTGGAAGCCGTTCGCGCTGCTGCTGATGCCGGTGACTTTATGGCGTACATGTCAGCCCAGGGCGGGGCAAATGTTCCCCGTGACGACCAGACGGTGCGTGTCGCCCGCCGCGTTGTTGATGAGCTGAACGCATACGATGAGGAAGTGAAAAAGGTTGTCGGTATTTTCGCGCCTCACCTAGGCGACTCTCGGGTTTATGAAACCCGAACAACTCAATGGCGCATCGTTTCTTCTGCCGTTGACGTTGAGGTTTTGACCTTAAAAAGCGCCTCCGGCGCGCCTCGGAGTCCTGTCAATAACTGTGGGTTGGGAGGAAACAAAACGGCCGCAAATGGGTGCGGTAACCCTGCTGGGAGCGTCACCACAGCGAGCACTTCTGACAACTTGCGAGTTATTGACTGGACAGACAATGCCGCCGTGAAGGCGATTGTGGCGCGTATACGCGAAGAAACACCGAGGATCAGCAAAGCTCAGCGTAGTTTTGACCCGACTAAAAGGCGTGTTGCAGCTCCTTCTGCCAGATTGACCCCGCAGGAACGTGACAGATTGCCTCAGATTCAACAAGAGTTGCTCAAACAGGACATCAGACCGGAGAAGTGGGAGCTGGAGGCCTTAGTCAGGGGGGCAAAAATTACTTTTGGAGACGTTGAGATCCAATACCCTCCGCTGCAGGATTGGGCAGAATTTTATGGGAATGATAACTGATTAAGTATTCATCAGAACTATGGCTCGACCATTAACATGCAGTTTTTTATGGAATTTGTTAAAGAATGGACATATTATACTGTACAAATAACCAGTGCATTGGAGTGAGTAATGGAATCCTCTCATGAGCTAAAAATGGCTTTGACTAAAATCCGGCTAATGGCTGACATCGCACAGTCAGCCCAGTGCAGAAATGATGAGTACGCACTGGTTATGGAAATGATCTCTGATATGGCTGATCAGGTATTGGATGAAGAGGAAGCCACGTATCCGCCCTTCACGGTTTACGACGACGAAGAATAGCCTGGAACATCGGGTGATCCCCTTTTAGCAGCTCTGCATGCATTGAGTGCATGATTTCGCATCGTGATCGCCCTGCTCTTTTCTCCCCGCAACACCAGTGCTGGCGTGGATCACACCGGATCGCGCAACTGCATCAAAAGCGACCTATAAAGCGGGCAGGCGTGGCGGGGATAGCATTGCGCGCAGGCATTTGCTCATATCTAAATTATTAGATAGACTATCACTGCTCTTTAGCTTAGGACCTTTTCGGTCTAGCCGGGTGTTTAGCCAGGCTCTAATTTATTGAACGACATGGGGTTGCGAAAGGTTCAGCTTCCTTACTCGTAGCCTCGTCAGGAAGCTGAACCTTTCGCTTCCTCTAGTAAAGAGTAATCAAGCCCAAGTTTTAACTTGGGCTTTCTTTAAAAAGAGGCAATGATGCTTTTTTCAGAAAGAATATGCAGTGAACTAGGTTATTCAAAAAAAGAACTTAGTAACTTCCTTAGAAATTCACCAAGAAAATACCGTGTATACACTATTCCGAAGCGTACATTAGGATTTAGAACGATCGCCCATCCTTCTAAAGAACTTAAATTGATTCAACGAGAATGCGATAAAATACTCAAAGAGATCCTTCCGATTCATGAATGTGCTTTTGCTTACAAGAAAGGTTCGAGCATTAAAAAAAATGCACTTCAACATGTTAATCAACCATATCTTCTTAAAATGGACTTTAGTAAGTACTTCAACTCAATTACACCTAATTTATTCTGGAAAAAAGTCGAAAACCTAGACATAGTAATTGATGAAAGGGAAAGGAATTTAATAAATAAAATTATATTCTGGCAACCTAATGCTTATGATAAAGAAAAGTTAATGTTGAGTATCGGCGCGCCAACATCGCCATTAATTAGTAATTTCGTTGCTTATGATTTTGATTTAAATTTGAACGCATGGTGCTTATTACAAGGAATTGTTTATACCAGATACGCTGATGACTTAACGTTTTCAACAAATAAAAAAAATATATTAACTAATTTGCCAAGGATTGTTAAAGCATTTCTAAAAATTCATCTTGATGGTGTTACCGTTAATGAAATAAAAACAAAGTTTTCATCAATGAAGCACAATCGACATGTTACTGGAATTACATTAACAGATGAAAATGGAATTTCATTAGGTCGAAAAAACAAGAGGGTTTTATTTCACCTTGTTCATAAATACTCTTTAGGGTTATTAGAGAAAGAAAAAATATCAAATCTACAAGGCTTGATTTTTTATTTTGAACATATCCAGCCTGGATTTATTAATAGATTGGAAAAAAAATACTCAACAGTAACAATTCAAAACTTACTTAAAGGTATATAAATGGCTAACAATAAGAAAGTAACGGGCAGTTCTGTTATTAAAAGGACAAACTGGGATAAAAAAGAAAAATTCCAGCTAATTAAAGATTTTTATGATAAAAAAGTGGCATCCGAGAATGAGTTAGAAATACATGAAATTATTTCTAGCTTAAATAATGAATTATATAATGCGGAATTTAAAATCACTGAGGTTGGATTATTCGGTGTCAGAGGTATTGAAGAACTAACAGTTAAGTTAGAAGATGATTTAACTGTAATTATTGGAATTAATGGTTCTGGTAAGTCCACTATATTAGATTCAGTTAGTCTAATACTTTCTTGGATAAAAGAAAATATTATTAGAGATAACGCAAATGGAAGTCATCTAAAAGAAAGTGATATTAATAACTCAGACTCCGTAGATTATGCATCCATTTCCGGTTCATTTTCTCTTAATAATGAACGGTTTGATGTTCTTTTATCCAAATCTAAAGCAGGAAAGTCACTTAGTAGGAGGAGCATTTTAACAGAAATAAAAGCATTAGGCGGAATATTTAGACACGTTAACTCAAATTTCCAAGAAATGAATCTCCCGTTGGTGGCACATTATTCTGTCGCTCGTTCTAATGAAGGTACCAGTGATGATTTCGCCAAAGTAAAATCCCAGGCCACTTTAACTGGACGATGGAGTAAGTTCGACGCCTATGAGGATGTTCTTAGCAATCGGCATGATTTCAATGAATTTATTGTATGGTTAAGTAGAATTGATAGCATTGCAAGGCAGGGGAATAGTGTAAATAATGATATTAATAGAATAAATACTGAGATCGAAAGCACGAAAAACTTAATTAATATGTTTAAAAAAATGGGGAATAATGAATCATTCATAATACCTCTTGAGGAAATAGTTAAGAAAAAAAATGAAGAGATAGCGGAAATTTATAATAACAACTCCGGAAGCAGCGATATTCTTGCTGCTAAGGTTTTAAAAAACATAAAATATGCTATTGAAATATTTCTTCCTGAGATTACTAACGTCGAATTAGTTTACGAACAAGAAGAAATAAAACTAATTTTGCATAAAGATGGTAAGGAAATTAGCGCTAAACAATTATCACAAGGCGAAAAATCATTATTATCCTTGATTGGTGATCTTACTAGAAGATTGGTGTTGTTAAATCCATCAAGAGAAAACCCTTTGGATGGGAATGGTATCGTTTTAATTGATGAAATAGATCTGCACTTGCACCCTTCATGGCAGCAAACGGTCATTCTTAATCTTCAAAAAACATTCCCAAATTTGCAATTAATCGTTACTACGCACAGTCCTCAAGTACTTAGCACCACATATGTAAGATCGATTCGATCATTAAAACAAACGCCTGATATTTTGAATGAAATCCCAGAGTTGAATATTAAAAATAACGTTATAACATCGGAAACACCATTATTTCAAACGCGTGGCGTAATGAGTACAGATATATTATCAAAAATAATGAACATTGATCCAATACCATTAGTTGAGGAAGCAACTTGGGTGCATACTTATTATAAATTAATTGAAAATGAAGAAGAAAATGAAAGTTTTGGCTTGGATTTATGGGCTAAGATAGTCGAACATTTCGGTCCAAAACATCCAGTCACAATAGGCTGTCAAAATGCTATTAGACTTAAAAACATGAAGGGTAAAATTAAAGAATTTAGAAACAACAAGGGGAAAAATACTAATAAAAGCGATATCCCTGGAGAATAAAAAATGCATAAACTTATTCGTGGAATACCCCCAAAATCCCTTAACAATTATAATTATAAAAGACAAAAATGGTCTGAATATATTTTAGATGAAGATAATAAAACTGATATTTGGGACTGCATTTTTGAAATGCAGGGTTACCGCTGCGCATACTGTGAGTGTGAACTGACAACATTCTACAATGGACATGTTGAACACTTTTTTCAGAAAAGATGCTACCAAAAACTCACTTTCGAATGGGATAACCTTTTCGGCTCCTGTAGAAGGCATGATGGTTGTGGATTTTATAAGGATGAACAGGATTATATTCAAGGTGTTCTACTCAAATTTGACATCGACGATCCTGATGATTTTTTTGATTTCCTTTATGACGGAAGTATAATTATTAAAAATGGATTATCCGCCATTAATAATAATCGAGCAGTGGAAACATTAAGAGTATTTAATCTTGATGAAGAATATGGTTCCCTACGTCAGCAAAGGGCTAGTGCTATTAAACTTTACATCAACTTAATTAATGAACTTCATGATTATATCGATACCTATGGAGTCGATGAAAATTTTGAAATGCTCCTAGCTGAAAACCTTCAGGCTATAGATGGCGTTCCCTTTGAGACGGCCATAAGACACATGTTCTATTAAAATAAAGCAGGTCATGAGATGGCCTGCTTTATTTTACGCAAATTTATATTCATCAAATATTACGCAACTGTTTCTCATCCAAATGTTTACCTCCTTCATCCTCTCCTGCAGCGGCGTCAGTTCATTCCTAACGAACACCTGCGCCGCCTTCTCTACATCCCCAAACCCGCCCGCATTATCAGGAATAATCCCCATCATTTGCGGCGGAACGCGGTGCGCGCTCAGCAGGTCATCACGGCTGGATTTCTTGATGTTGAAGAAATCATCCTTGGTAGCGACTTCACTCAGCGGCAGGATCTGGATGCCGTCTTTCTTGCCGTTCGGCGCGTACATGAACAGGTTGCGGAAGTTGCCCAGGCCTTTTGTGTCCCTCATTGCCTTACGCATTGAATCTATATCGCTGCTGCTCTGCGCAGCGTCAGTCATATACAAGATATAACCTGCATGAGCGCCGTTCTGGTAATACTTGCGGCGGAACAGCGTCGCTGCTTCGTTTAGCCAGGCAGAGTTAAGTGCACTCAAGTATTCCGGCAAGCCATAAATCTCCTGGTTAATGTCCGGTTCAATCAGATGAAAGATGCTGCCTGCTGCGAATTGGTGCGGTTCTTTCCAGCCCTGCACAAACCAGTACGTCCCCTCTTCCACTCCTCGCCGCACATATTTAGCCGGCACAGCCTCAAATCTTAGCGGTTCGCCGAGCTGGTTGCGGATCAGTTCCAGATACGCATTCCCGAATACCAGATAGTCCAGCGCGAATTTGCTGAACTCCTGCTGGCTCAGTAGTGGATGCGGAATAAACGTCGAGGCCAAAATATTCCGCTTCACGTAAATCGGTGAACTGTGATGAACGGCGGCGCGAAGGCTGCGAGCAAGGCCATCGAAGCTCACCGGCGGCTCATACCAGCGGCCGTTGCCGGTGCACTCGATGTAATCCAGAATCTCGCGGCGGTCTAACACCGGCGTAGGGTCACCAAAGCTGAACATCTCTGCACCCTGCTGGTTTTCAGTGGTGTTGGTCGGCGTGGTTTTACGGTATTTGCGTTTGCTCATTTAGTAGAACTCCAGAATATTCGGGCTTTGTCCGCCATTGGCGGCGGTCAGCGGTTCGTTTAACAGGGCGTGCATGATTGCCCACGCGACGTCGGCGTGGCTGGCCTTTTCACTGCGGCTGGCTTCGTAGGTTGAACGGTTGCCGCTGGCGGTCATCGTTTTGCGGATCGCCATAAACGACGCGGTGATGTCGGTATGGCCGGTGTCATATTCCAGGCGGCCGGAGCTGATGGTGTCTTTTGCCTTGAGTACCAGTGCGGTTTTTACCTCGGGGCTGTAACGGATCTCACGCGCTGCCGGAAAGAACTGCTGAACAAGCTGGAATACCCCTTGCCCGATGCCAGTCGCATCAATGCCGATGTACTCCACGGCATAACGATTTGTGAGTTCCTCTATACTTCTGGCCTGTGCGGCAAAGTCCATACCCTTCCATTGATGACGCTCAAGCACGCGGAACTTGCCGCCGGAAACCACTGGCGGAGCAATTACCGCACAGCCTGCGCTGTCACCAGTGTGCGACGGGTCGTAACCGATCCAGACGGGACGATAGGCAAACGGTCGTTTCAGGTACGGGTCGAAGTCTTCCCACTCGTCCAGGCTGTCCACCATGCATCCCTGCAACTCGGCAAACGGGAACACCGACGCCTGATCGTCCACAAACTCACACATCAGCAGGTTTTCATATTCGGCGGGGCTGTATTCCAGTTGCAGCTGTTCCAGGTCGAACAGGTTACAGCCACCAGAAAGCGCATCTTCCACCGTTACAATCTGCCGCCACTGGCCGTCATCGCACAGCACGCCTTTTGACAGGTGCGCATGCGTCAGATCCAGGTCAATCCTGTCGGCTTTATTACGACGGCCTTTGTTGAACAGTTCACCCGACCAGAACGGATAGGCGCTGTGTGCCAGGCTGGACGGCGTGGAGAAATAGGTGCTTCGCCATTTTTTATGCAGCGACATACCGGAAGCCACTTTGCGCAGCTCCTGAAACTTGGGGATCCAGAAGTATTCGTCCAGGTAGAGATTGCCGGTATAACTCTGCGCGGTGCGCACGTTGGTACCGAGGAAAATCAGCCGTGCGCCGTTCGGCAATACTATCGGGTCGCCTTTTAAATCCACGTCCACCTGACGGGCAAAGTCGATAATGTAATTTTTAAAAACGTGCGCCTGCGCCTTACTGGCCGACAGGAAAATCTGATTGCGTCCGGTAGTCAGCGCGTCAATCAAAGCTTCCCGGGCAAAGTAGAAGGTTGCGCCAATCTGGCGTGACTTGAGGATGTTGCGGATACGGTGCTGTAATCCGGCCTGATGCCATCCGCGCTGATACTCGAACGACGTTTCAATGAAGATGTCGCCGAGTTTCTCTATGGCCTCATCACTGAAAACATTCTTATCGGGTGCCTTGCGTTCGCCCTTGTTGCGGTTAGCGACGTTCGGGTTTAAATCAGCCTCGCTGCCCGTGTGGTTGTAACGATTAACCCGTGCCAGACGTTCAATCTGTCGGCCTAACAGGTCGATCTCTTTGTAGTCCTTCCCCTCCTTCACATCTTTCATGACGAGCTGGATAAGCCGCGCTTCCATGCTGGTTTCCACGCGGGAAATGGGCGCAATGGCCTCCCACTGATCCCGAGTTTTCCAGCTCTGCACGGTCGGCGTTTTTTGGCTCAGCATCTCCCCGATTTGCCGCACAGAAAAACCCTGCCAGTAAAGCAGTGCCGCCTGTCGACGCGGGTCGCTGATGATGGTGGAGTTTGAAATATTCATGCCGCCACGTTACCGGCCAGACAGCCGTTTTTCGCGCTGCCCACGTTGTGCCATCGGGCAACAACCCGCATCGGCTGGCGGCCTGCGGTGACTGTCTGGAAACTAACTCCCGTTCTCAACACTCATTACCGGAGTCAGTCACATGGCAAAGAAAGTATCGAAATGGTTTCGCATCGGGGTCGAAGGCGACACCTGCGACGGCCGCGAAATTGATGCTAATGACATCAAACAAATGGCGGAGACGTACAGCGCGAAAGCCTACGGTGCCCGCGTCAATCTCGAGCACATCAAGGGCGTATTACCGACCAGCGATTTTCGCCGTTATGGCGACGTGATCCAGCTTAAAGCCGAACAAATTAATGACGCGGCTGAACCGCTGCTGCATGACAAATGGGCGCTGTACGCGATGATCAGCCCGACCGCGGATTTAACGCAGATGGTCGGCGACGGGCAGAAGGTTTACACCTCGATGGAGATCAAACGCAACTTCGCCAACTCAAATAAATCCTACCTGGTCGGGCTGGCCGTCACTGATGACCCCGCAAGCCTCGGCACTGAAATGCTGGAGTTCAGCCGCAAAGCCAAACAGAACCCGCTCGCCGGTCGTAAAACCGATCCGGAAAGCCTCTTCACCGTCGCCACCGAAGCACTGATTGAGTTTGAAGATGCACCGGATACAGCCCCTTCTCTTTTCGCCCTGGTGAAACAAAAACTTTCACGTAAGCAGGCGTCCGACGATGCCCGCCTGGCCGATGTTCACGAAGCCGTCAGCGAGGTCGCTCAATACGCTCAGACTGAACTGGATAAGCATGAAACCAGCCTGACCGACCTGCTGAGCCGCGTCGATACCCTGGAAAAATCAACCGCTGCCGAACATGACGCCCTCACGGAATTGAAAGGCAAGTTAGCGCAGACACCGGCGCAGAAGTTCGGCCAGCGTCCGCAAGCCACCGGCGGCGCAGGCGTAGACGAGACGGTTACCGACTGCTGATCCGACACCTTTAACTCATTCTCAGGAAACATCTCATGAAAAAAGAAACGCGCTTTAAATTTAATGCGTTCCTCTCCCAGCTCGCCAAGCTCAACAACGTTGACGTCGGCACGCTGGATAAAAAATTTAACGTCGAGCCGTCCGTCACGCAGACGCTGATGACCCGATTGCAGGAGTCCTCAGAGTTCCTGACCCGTATCAACATCATTCCGGTGGACGAAATGATGGGCGCGAAAGTGGGCGTTGGTGTAACCGGCACGATTGCCAGTACCACCAACACTGACGCCGGTGACGAGCGTGAAACGGCTGATTTCACCAAGCTGGATCAGGAAGGCTATCACTGCACCAAAACCAACTACGACTTCCACTGGATGTACAGCAAGCTGGATTTGTGGGCGCGCTACAACGATTTTCAGACCCGTTTGCGTGACGCCATTATCAAGCGTCAGGCACTGGATCGCATCCTGGTCGGCTTTAACGGTGTTTCCCGCGCACCGACATCTAACCGTGTACAGAATCCGCTGTTGCAGGATGTCGGCGTGGGCTGGTTGCAAAAATACCGCCTGAATGCCCCGACCAAAGTGATGGGCATGATTGTCGCCGAAGACGGCACCGTGACCAATGAGGCGGTGAAAGTCGGTGGCGAAGGTGAGTACAAAAACCTCGATGCGCTGGTCTTTGATGCGGTGAATGAACTGATCGACCCAATCTATCAGGACGACACCGAACTGGTGGTTATCTGCGGCCGCAAGCTGCTCGCGGATAAGTATTTCCCGCTGATCAACAAACAGCAGCCAAACACTGAGGCGATGGCCGCAGACCTGATTGTCAGCCAGAAACGCATCGGCAATTTGCCCGCCGTGCGTGTACCCGGTTTCCCTGCTAACGCCATGTTGATCACTCGTCTGGATAACCTGTCCATTTACTGGCAGGACGGCACGCACCGCCGCCACGTTGAGGAAGTACCAAAGCGTGACCGTATCGAAAACTACGAATCCATTAACGAGGATTACGTGGTGGAAGATTACGGCTGCGGCTGTCTGATCGAGAACATCGAAGTGACCGCCGGAGAAGATGACGCCTCTGATAAGGCCGAACTCAGCAAATTCACCTCAGCGATCGTTGATGCCATCAAAACTGCATCCGGGACCACTGCACCGGCAACTCAGGAGTAAGCCATGACCAGCCCTGCCCGACATCATTTGTTGCGGCAGTCAGCTATCGAAGCCGCGCAGCAGGATACCAGTCTGCTGCGTCATGCCACCGGCTATGAACTGCTGCTGCAAAAGCTTAATGCTGACCGGAAAGCCCTGAAGAAAGCCTATTCCGCTGAGAAAAAGGCAGAACTCAAACGCAAGATGCTGCCCGAATATGCGCCGTGGGTGGCGGGCGTTCTCGCTGAGGGTAAAGGCGCTCAGGACGCCATCCTGATGACCATCATGATCTGGCGTATTGATGCCGGTGACTACGCCGGTGCGCTGGAAATCGCCCGCTACGCGCTGCATTACAAGCTGGCAATGCCGTTCGGCAAACGCCCTGCCGGTTATGCACTGGCGGAGGAAATCGCCGACATGAGCACCCGCGCTCATGCTGCCGGTGAGCCGGTCAGTCTCGATGTACTGATGACCACGATGGAACTGACTGACAGTCAGGACATGCCGGATCAGGTACGCGCCAAGCTGCACAAAATCACCGGCTATCTGTATCGCGACGCGGAAAAACTGCCGCTCGCCCTGCAACACCTGAAACGCGCCTTCCAGCTGAACAGCAACTGCGGCGTTAAAAAAGATATTGAGCGGTTGGAGTCAGCCATCAAAAAGGCTGCCAGCAGCTAAACAGAACGCGCCCCGCGCCGGACGGCACGCCAGCCGCGACAGGTCTGTGACCTCGTTCAACGCTGGCGTCCACCGTCCCCTATTCAGAGGTCACTATGTCTCTTGTTGTACCTGCACCAAAGCCGGACGCCGCGACGGAACCCGCGATTAAAAACACGCACTTCTGGCCGGATATCAATCCGGTGGAGTTACGCGACACGCTGCGCCTGGAAGGAACAGTGACCGCCAAACGGCTGCGCGCCGTGATTAAGTACGCGCTGACCGAAGTGAACGCTGAGCTTTACAACTACCGCGTCGCACAGCTGGCTCAGGGATACAAAACTCTCGCTGATGTCCCGGCTGACCAGATTGATGATGAAAGTATAAAAGTCTGTGCCTATCTGCGGGCGGTTTCCTCCATTACGGCTGCCATTCTGGCGGAACGATATCCGAACAGTGATATCACCGATGCTGGCAGTAAAAAGGCGGAGATTGTCGAAAGTACGGTTGATGAACTGTGGCGTGATGGCCGCAATGCGATCAGCGATGTCGCTGGCGTGTCGCACTGTGTGATCGGGCTGCTCTGATGAAAGTCTATGCCGAACAGGGCGACACCGTGGATTCGCTCTGCTGGCGTTACTACGGGCGCACCGAATCGGTGATGGAACAGGTTTACGCGGCTAACGTTGGCTTAGCCGCTCGCGGGGCAATTTTGCCCCATGGCTACGCGGTGGAGCTGCCGGATATTACTCAGGCCGCAGTCAGCGAAACCGTCTCACTTTGGGACTGATGACCATGGAGCGCATCACCTCGTTTATTTGTTATTGCGTCGCGGCCTTTCTTGCGTGGCTCGGCGCAATGTCGCCGCAGGATATTGCCTTTTTAGTCGGTGCCGCCGTCGGCGTCGCGACCTTCCTGGTGAACTGGTACTACCGGCGCAAAACTTACCGCCTGCTGAAAGCTATGGGCGTCAGAGGAGACATAAATGCAGCCATCAATCGTTAGACGCTGCGCCGTCGCCGCAGTACTTGCGATTGCCGCGCTGCTGCCGCAAACGCCGACGTTGAAAACCTCCGCCGCCGGTCTGGCACTGATTGCCGATGCCGAAGGCTGCCGCCTGTCCGCCTATCAGTGCAGCGCGGGCGTCTGGACAAACGGCATCGGGCACACCGCAGGTGTGAAGCCGCAGACCCAAATCAGCGAACGTCAGGCCGCCGTGAATCTGGTGGAAGATGTGATGCGGGTGGAGAAAGGCATTGCGCGATGTATGCCGGTTGCCATGCCACAGCCGGTGTATGACGCCGTGGCGTCTTTTGCCTTCAACGTCGGCGTGACGGCGGCGTGTAAATCCACCCTGGCGTTTTTCATCAATAAGGGGGAGTGGCGAAAAGCCTGCGAACAGTTGCCGCGCTGGGTATTTGTGGACGGTGTCCGCGTCACCGGCCTGGAGCAGCGCCGCGCGAATGAGCTGGCCTACTGCCTGCGGGGAGTCTGATGCGCATTCTAATTTTCTTACTGCTGGCAGCCTGCGCGCTGGCGGGGCTGCAAACCTGGCGTATCGGCGGCCTGCATGACGAAGCCGACCAGGCGCAGCGCATTATCGGCACACTGTCCGCCGGTATTGAAAGCCGCGATAACGCCATCAACCGCCTGAACGATGATGCCGCAGTGCGGGAACGCCAGGAACAAAGCCTGCGCACCCAACTCTCACAGGCGGGTCAGGAGGCGCGAGATCGTGAATATCACATTCAAAGGTTACTTAATGAAAATCAGGAAATGCGCGATTGGTACGGCGCTCGTCTGCCTGACGGCATTAGCCGGATGCACGCACGTCCCGCCTTTGCCAGCGCCGCAGATTATTTACATTGGCTGTCCGGCGGTAACCAGTTGCCCGATACCGGCAAGCTCACCGGTCACTAACGGCGACTTAAGCAGTGATGTCAGAAACCTGGAGGCCGCGCTGGCGGCCTGCGGCCTCCAGGTGGAAGCGGTCAAACAATGTCAGGAGGAACACCGTGTTAAAACCCGCCCAGCTGAGAAAAGCGTTAACTGATGCGGTGCCGGTGCTACAAACCAGCCCCGACACCCTGCGGATGTTTGTGGATAACGGGCGTATCGTTTCCACGTTAGCCAGTTCGCTGTCGTTTGAATACCAGTATCAGACCGAGCTGCTGATCACCAACTTTGCCCAGGACTGCGATCTGATTATTGTGCCGATCTTGGCGTGGTTGCGTGAGAATCAGCCGGACATAATGGCGACACCGGAAAAGCAGCAGACCGGTTTTAAATTTAAGGCCGATATGCTGGATGATGGTTCCTACGATATCGCGATTGATGTGCAGCTCACCGAGCGCGTGATCGTGAAACAGATTGGTGCCGGTCTGCACGTTGAACACTATCCGGAACCGCCGCTGCCGGAGCCGGTGGAAAGGCCGCGTGAACTGTACCTGCACGGCGAGTTAGTGAGTCAGTGGCATGAGTGAGCTGACCGCGTTTGATACCCGCCTGGCGGGGCTGATTGAGGCGCTGTCTCCGCAGAGCCGTAAGGCGATGGCCGCCACCATAGCAAAGCGTCTGCGCAAACATCAGCAACAGCGTATTAAGCGGCAGGTCACGCCGGAGGGGCAGCCATTCGCCCCGCGTCGGGCGCAGCCGTTGCGGGCGAAGAAAGGCTGCATCAGGCGGGAGATGTTCGCCAAACTGCGCACGGCTAAATACATGAAGGCCAAAGGCACGGACAAAGACGCAGTAGTGGAATTTACCGGCCAGGTTCAGCGCATGGTAAAGGTGCATCAATACGGCCTGCGGGATCGTCCATCGGTGAGGGCAAAAGAAGTGCAGTACCAGGCGCGCCCGCTTTTAGGGCTGGACGGGGAGGATATGAAAATTGTGGAGGATGAATTGCTAAAATGTATTAGCTCAGGCTCGACCTGACACCACTGCGGCACAGAGCCAACCTAATCTTACGGGTAGATTTGTGCCAGATGCGGACATATCGATGAATTGAGATTCAGCATATTTAGAATCATGACTCAGACAAGAATGATAAATTAATGGATTTGAATTTTTTTAACTGAAAATGGAATGTGTAATTCAATGAATTATGCTTATAATCTAGCACGCATAAAAATTATATCTTATTGAGAGGATAGGTTTTGAATATTTACATTGATGAGTCGGTGCACGAAAAATTTGGGTTTATGATCTTGGCATATGTGATTTGTAATCATGATCCTCAGTTTGATATAACCAACATTCTTTCAGAACATTCAATGATTGAACACCATTCATGCGCAAGAATGGATAACTCTACATCTTCAAGAGAGTTGAGGGGAGATCTTATTTCCTATTTGAACTCAAATTGTCGATGGGGAGCATTTATTATGTCAAATGAGTATCGTCACCGTTCCTATAAAGAAGTGTCATTTTTATTAAGCTCATTGATTAAGAACCTTCAAGAGGAAAAAGGGAATGTATTTCTTGATGAAGGTATCATAAATGCTACTGAAGCTCTCAGCCTTTGTTCTAATGAAATAAAAGTCATAACATGCTCATCTCATGAAGTTTGTGGGATACAACTTGCTGATCTAGTGGCATCTTTTAGTGGTGTTAGGTTCAGAGAAGCATTAACTGGAAAAGCGAAAATCTTAACTTACGGTTACGATTGTGGTTATGAGCCCCCAATAGAAGCCCCTCTTGGATTTGAGCTTTTTGCAACGTTACGACAATCTATGCTTAGGGAAAATGAACCTATTGGAGATGAAATGCCTGAATTTGCTACATTTAAAACTGTTAACAAAGGATTGGTTTTGTCGGAAAATCTATCAAATGAATTTAGTCAATTGGCATTGAAAACCTTTGGGGAAGTTTATTTAGGTTGTATCCATTAAATGTATCTTTATTAATTTCTGAATAACTGGCCAATGTAAGCAGGTTGTGCGTAGGTGATGATGACACGACTGATTTCCGCTCCTCGCTCAAACCAGACTGTGAGATTTGTTGATGTTCTACCTAAACAAAATGTGTTAACTCAAGTTTGAGCTAATATTCCTCAGTCTGTGATCCCCACGTTGTGCCACCAGCCATCAACCTGCCTCAAATTGTATGCCGCCTGACAGGGCGGCATTCTTTTATCCATGAAAACATCCATCCCAAACAACGACTTTCCGCGCCTGCTGCGCAATCTGATCCGCATTGGCACCGTTGCCGAGGTGGATTTAGTTGCGGGCACCTGTCGCGTAAATACCGGAGGCAACGTCACCGACTGGCTGCACTGGCTGACGTCCCGCGCAGGGCGTTCCCGTTCCTGGTGGGCACCCTCTGCCGGTGAACAGGTTCTGCTGTTCTGCCTGGGCGGCGAACTGGATACCGCCTTTGTGATGCCCGGCGTTTTCTCTGATGAATTCCCTGCGCCGTCGGCGTCAGCTGATGCCATACACGTCACGTTCCCTGACGGCGCGGTCATCGAGTACGAACCCAAAACCGGCGCGCTGCTTGCAACCGGTATCAAGTCTGCCACGGTAAACGCTGCCGATAAGGTGGCGGTGACTGCTCCGCTGATTACCTGCACGGCGAAAACGCGCATCACGCTCGACACGCCGGAAGTGGTCTGCACCAACAAACTCACTACCGGCACTATCGAGATTAAGCAGGGCGGCACCATGACCGGCAACCTCACACACAGCGGCGGCAGCATCACGTCAAACGGCATCGTTGTTCATACCCATAAACATGGCGGCGTCCAGACGGGCGGCGGTCAGACGCAGGTGCCTTTATGACTAACGCCAAATACATCGGGCTGGCTCGCGATACGGGGCGCAGCGTCGAAGACCTGGCACACATTCAGCAGTCGGTCAGCGACATTTTGCGCACGCCCGTCGGTTCCCGCGTCATGCGCCGTGACTATGGTTCATTGCTGTCTGAGCTGACTGACCGCCCGCAGAATGCGGCGCTGCGCCTGCAAATTATGGCGGCGTGCTACAGCGCGATCCTCAAGTGGGAGCCACGCGTCAGTCTGACCGGCATCACCTTTGAAACGACGTTTGACGGGAAAATGGTGGTGGATATCACCGGCACCCGTAAAGACACCTCCGCCGCCATTTCCTTAACCCTACCCGTGAGCTGAATTATGGCAACTATCGACCTGAGCCAGTTACCCGCCCCCGACGTGGTGGAGGTGCTGGATTACGAAATCCTCCTAGCGGAACGCAAAGCCACGCTGGTGTCGCTTTATCCCGAAGACCAGCAAGCCGCCATCGCCCGCACATTGACCCTGGAGTCTGAACCGATTGTGAAGCTGCTGGAGGAGAACGCTTACCGCGAAGTGATCCTGCGTCAGCGGGTTAATGAAGCTGCGCAGGCGGTGATGCTGGCTTATGCCACCGGCACAGACCTGGACAATATCGCCGCCACGTTCAGCGTGGAGCGCCTGACGATCATGCCTGCGGATACCGTCAGCGTGCCCGCCGTGGCGGCGGTGATGGAAAGCGACGCCGATTTACGTATCCGTGCGCAGCAGGCGTTTGAAGGGCTGAGCGTGGCGGGTCCGGTCGGCTCCTATGAATATCACGGGCGCTCGGCTGACGGGCGGGTGGCGGATATTTCAGTGATCAGTCCGTCGCCTGCCTGCGTGACGATTTCCGTGCTGGCACAGACCGGCAACGGTACCGCCCCCGCCGACCTGCTGGCGAAAGTACAGGCCGCGCTCAATGATGAAAACGTGCGCCCCGTGGCTGACCGCGTGACCGTCCAGTCTGCCACCGTGGTCAGTTACACCATTGATGCCGTGCTGTATTTGTTCCCTGGTCCGGAAGCCGAACCCATCCGCGAAGCCGCCGAAGCCAGGCTTATCGCCTACACCACCGCGCAGCACCGTTTAGGCCGCGACATTCGGCTGTCCGCCATTTACGCCGCGCTGCACGTTGAAGGCGTGCAGCGGGTGGAGCTGAAAAGCCCCGCTGCTGACATCGAGCTGGATAAAACGCAGGCGTCATTCTGCACCGCGTACACCCTGAAAGTGGGCGGTTACGATGAGTGATCGCCTGCTGCCCGCCGGTTCCTCCGCGCTGGAAGTCGCCGCCGCCGATGCCTGCGCGGAGCTAGAAAACGTGCCGGTGCCGCTGCGGCAGCTTTGGGATCCGCTGACCTGTCCGGCGAAGTTTTTGCCATACCTGGCGTGGGCGCTGTCGGTTGACCGATGGGATGAAAACTGGCCTGTCGCCACCAAGCGCCGCGTCATTCAGTCGGCATGGTTTATTCACTGCCACAAAGGAACAATTGGTGCCATCCGGCGCGTGGTGGAGCCGCTCGGCTACCTGATTAACGTGACCGAGTGGTGGGAAACGAATGACGAGCCAGGCACGTTTCGCCTGGATATCGGCGTGCTGGAAACCGGCATCACCGAAGAAATGTATTTAGAAATGGAAAGGCTGATTGCTGACGCCAAGCCTGCCAGCCGCCATCTGATCGGGCTGACCATCACCCAGGACATTAAAGGCGATGTTTACATCGGCGCGGCGCAATACCTTGGCGAACTGCTGACCGTTTACCCCGCATAAGAGGACGATATGAGCACATTTAAATCCGTTGTCACCACGCTCGGGCAGTCGCGCATTGCGGCAGCCATTGCGGCGGGAACTGACATCAACATTACGCAGCTTGCCGTTGGTGACGGCAACGGCAAGGCGACCACGCCGGTTGCCACGCAGACCAAACTGGTTAAAGAGGTGTACCGCACGCCGCTCAATTCCTTAAAGCTGGATCCGACTCATGGTAACTGGGTGATTGCTGAGGCGGTGATTTCTGCCAGCGTCGGCGGCTTCTGGATGCGTGAAATGGGGCTGTTTGCTGACGACGGTGCGCTGATTGCCGTCTGTAATATGGCGGACACGTACAAGCCAACTTTGGCGGAAGGTTCAGGCCGCACGCAGACGTTGCGGATGGTGATTGCCGTCAGCAACACCGAAGCTATCAGCCTGCTGATCGATGACTCGGTGATTATGGCAACGGAGCAGTATGTGAATGACCTGCTGGCGGCGCATGAAAAATCCCGTAACCATCCCGACGGTACGCTGACGGCAAAAGGTTTTGTGCAGCTTAACAGCTCGGTCAGCAGTACCAGCGAAACGCTGGCGGCGACGCCAAAGGCGGTAAAGACCGCCAACGACAATGCCAACACCCGCGTACCTTCCACGCGCAAAATTAACGGTAAGCAGTTAAACGCAGACCAAACTCTGACGGCGGCGGACGTCGGGGCAATGAGCAATCTGATGCTGGCAACGGACACGACCAAGGTTAAGCGTCTGGATGACCCGTCCATTATTGACGTCACCAATCCCATCAGTATTTCTGCCACGTTTGAAGACCATCCTCTGGGTGCGACCTATGTCGTTGCCGGTCAGTTGCACAACTGGCGGCGCTACTGGGCGGCGGGTGCGGCGGCCTATCAGCGCC